GGTGCTCGTACAGCGGCGAGGACTGCAACGGGTCACGGTCACCGATGAACCCGAGCGTCTGCCGCTCACACACGAACGCCTTCCCGGACAGCTTCGACGACCGGGTGACGTACACGTCGAGACCGAAGAAGTTCGGTCCGAGCTTGCCGAGGTACTGCGGGTTCTCGTTCGCGATGTTGCCGCCGACGAACACCTTCGCGATGTCGTCGGAAGACAGGAAGTTCGTCTGCGACGTCGTGTTGATCACTAGCGTGTCCGGCATGTAACCGAGGTTGTCGCCGGACGTGTCGGTCGCGTCGGTGACGGTCTGCATCGCCGTCGCCAGGTCGAACCGGATCTTCGACGTGCCGGACGACCAGGCAGCGGTCGCCGCGATCGTGCCGACACTCGTGTTGGCGGAGACCGCGTCCCACAGGGCGTTGTCGATCGCCTTCACCATCGTGTTCGACACCTGCTGGATCTGCGTGTTGACAGCGTCGACGTCGTTGTCGTCGATCATCTCCTGGCTGATCTTCACCGCCAGGGCACGCTTGACCGCGCGGACGAACAGCGGGTTACCGAGCGAGGTACGCGCACCCGGGATTTCCGCGAACTCCTCCACGATCGACACGTCGTCGTCGGCGAACAGCGGCGTCGTCTCGAAGAACTTCGCGACCGGGCCGGTCAACGGACGTGGCCGCAGCAACTGGTCGGCGACGAACCGCATGTTCGTCAGCGACAGGATCCGGCGCGGGATCAGCGTCGGTTGCTTGATGAAGTCGTTGACGGTGATCCTGGGACCGTCGTCCACGCTCAGGAAGCGAGTAGTCATGCCCTCTCCTTGGGCTCAGTGCCGATGGACGGCGGTTATCGGATGAACGTCAGGCCGGTGTTGCCGGACGTGACGCCAGCAAGCTCACGGCAGTAGCCGACGATCAGGTCCGCCGCGTCGGTGCCGGACACCCACGGGGTGACCTGACCGGCCGCGGCGGCCTTCACGGCCTTGCCGAACGCGCAGTTCGCGGCGTAGGTGACACGCACCTCGCAGCCACGCGCGACCGGGCAGGTCGACGGCAGCGGGTAGCCGTCGGTGGCGCTGGGGGTGGCGTTCGTCGCGTCTTTCAACGCGACACCGAGGACAGTGGTCGACCCTGCCGCGGCGACGCCGACAGCAGAGGAGACACGGCCCTCGACGAGCTGGCCGCCTGTCACCGGCTCGGACACCGTGTAGGTCCGCGGCCCGTGCTCGTAGACCTGGATGATTCCGCTCATTCCTGCTCCTTCAGATGTGGTGTGGGGATCTCGCGGATCACCGCTTGGCCGGGTACTGCTTCTCCCAGGCTTCGAGCGTCGCCTGGATCTTCTTGTCGTCGTCGCTTTCCTGGTCGTTGCCCTCGTAGCCGCGAGGGTTCGACAGGTCGACGGTGCGCACCGACGGGTGCTCCAGCACGGACCGCAGGATCGCGGTCACGTCCACCTTTTCCCCGCCGTCGTTGGACAGGTCGATGACGGTCGTGCCCGGCAGTGACAGCACCGGCGCGGCCAGGTCGACCAGCACCGGCGGCACACCCTTGCCGACCAGTTCCGTCTTGTACGACGCGAACGACTGCTGCGCGAGCTGGGTCGCGAGCGTCCGGGCGGTGGCCTGCGCCTCCTCGGCCCGGCTGTTCGCCAGGTCGATCGCGGCCTGCTGCTCCGCGGACAAGGCCGCACCAGCGGATTCCTTGTCGTCGAGCAATTCACGCAACGCCGCTTCCAGCTTCGCGTCGTCGTCGGTGTTGCTGTCGTCGTTGCTGCTGGGAGCCGGCTTCGGGGTGAACCCGGCTTCGGCGAGCTTTGCCGTCACGTCCTCGTCGGACGCGTCAGCGGCGAGACCGAGCGCCTCGCGGATCTTGGCCGGGTCCATTCCCGACTCCTTTCGGTTGTTGTCGCTGCCCGTCTCGGTTAGGTCGATGACGGGAACGTCTGTGAGGTCCGCGGACAGGCTGACCTCGGCGGTTTCCCAGCCCTTCAGGCCGGTGACGACCGGGTCCAACGTGGCGAGCACATGCCGGATCGCGCGGGGGAACGCCCGGCCGTCGGACTTCGCGAGGTCTTCGACGATCCGGGCGGACACCCCGAGCCGCGGGTTGTCCCGGACCAGCCGCGCACCGTCGTCGGTCAACTCGATCAGCCCGTACAGGCCGTCGTCGGCCAGCTCGAGGCCTTTCACTTCGCCAGCGAAGTTCTTCGGGTCTTCGTTGTGCTGGTTCGCGTCGTTCGCGAGTTGCAGCGGCACCTGGTCGTAGGCGCCCTGGTTGAACGCGTCGACGAGCGACGACAGGTAGGTGTGGTCGAAGTTGAGCCGGCGACCCTTGTAGTCGATCTTCTCGGGTTTGAGGATCTGCTTGCGGAACAGGCGCGGTCCGCGTGTTTCGACGTCGCTGGTGTTGACCGGCATCTGCAAAGCGGTGGTGGTCATGCGCTGGCTCCGCTCGTCGTCCAGTTGTCCGGGATCAGGTGGGAGGCGCCGAGGGCCTTCGCGCGGCGGCGGATGAACCTGCGGACCGCGGCATGGTCGCCTTTGGCGCGGCCGACGGCCCGGACGGCTTTGCGGACGTCGTCGTGGTTACGGATCGGGAACCGTGGCCCGGCCGGCCCTGGCATCGCTTTGCCTTGCTTGACGAGCGTCCGCATCTGTCCAGCGGTCGGGGCAGCCAGGTCGACGGGGCCGGTGGCGAGGTCGATGATCTGCTGCGCGCGGATCTGCATAGTTGCTCCGTCGAGGTCGTTGGACAGGCTCATCGCGCGCTTGCGGTCCATGTTTGCGACGGCTTTAGCCGCCCTGGCTCGCGTCTCGGCAGTGACGCCGCCCTTGCCTTGAGCCCAGTTACGGGCAATGCCCCAGGCGCGCTGGATGGCTTCGGATTCTGAGAGCTCCGGGTCTTTGCGCCGCAACGCGTGCACGATCGCGCGGATATACGGGTCGAGGCCACCTGCCTTATCGACCCAGTTCTGTCGGCCGCCCGGAGTGCCGACCGGTGAGGTATCGCATGGCCCTGGTCCTGTGCAGACACCGGCCATGCGTGCCTCCTACGTGTGTTGTTTCAGGTAGTCGATGAGCGCAAGGAGGCGCGCCGGGTCGCGCAGATGCTTCCCGGCGTGTCTGCGTCCGTTCGTCGTGACCGTCGTGCCGCCGACCATCAGCCGACCGCGACCTGACGGGCCACGTGCACCGGCGCAGCTGACGGCAACATCGGCGCGCCTGCGAACGGCGCGACCGGACGGCATCGGCAATGCGGGTGCACCGCACCAGGCCAGCCGATCAACGGCACCGCGAACACCTCGAAGTTGTGACCGTTCGCAGCGCGGCACTCCGCTGACGTGCGCGAGTCCATCCGTGCGCGCCACCCGAGCACCGACGACCCGACCCGGTTCATCGTCTTGTCCACTTCAGCCGCGGACCGAGCCCGATTCGCTGCCGCACGCTCATGCGCGAGCGTGTAGGACTGTTCGGCCGCAAGCGCCTCTTCCGCCGTCTTGCCGGCCGCGATCGACGCCTTGACCCGAGCGGCCGCGTTCAGCAGATACGCCGCGCGGTAGGTCGATTCGGCCACGGCGACCTGCCTGGCCGCTGGCCCGGCTCCGGGGAAGATGAGTCGGGACGACGGTGCCTGTTCGATCAGCCGGCCCGCGATCGCGTTGCCCAGCCCCGTGACCGACGCGAGGCCGGTGACGATGGTGGCGAGCGGCAGGGTGGAGGCGAGCAGTGCTGCGAGCGCCGCGATCTGGCCGTTAGACGGCTGACGAGGTTGGGTCGGCTGCGTCACTGCTACGCCAGTCCAGGAAGCGACAACTGCTGCGCCGTCGAAGCGTTGCCGCCGTTCATCGCCTGGCGCACCAGATCGGCTGACACCCCGACCGCCGCATGCAACGGTGCCGACGGCGGGTTCGGGAACGCGTCCTTCTCCACCCGCTGCGCGATCGCCGCCCGGATCCTGTCCGCGTCCAAATCCAGGTACGACGCCACCGACAGGATCAGCTGGTCGATGAACTCCCACGGCAGCACCGTCATCGACGGCGCGACCGCGATCGCCTGCAACAACGTGACCGCCTGCGTCGCGTCGCCTTCGGTGATCGGCCCCAACTTCAGTTTCGGCATCACCGGGTTCACGAAGTTGTACGTGACCAGCTGCGGGATCACCTGGGCGTTGACCGCTGCCGCCATCTCATCCAGCACCGCCGTGCGGGTCATGATGAAGAAATCCGACTGGTCCTTGCTCAACGCGAGCGACCCGCGGCCGTTCGCCGCCGCGTCCGCCAGGTCCACGAACCCGGCGAGCACCGACCCGGAGATCTCCCCGTCCAGGTAGCGGATCGCCTGGTTGAACGACTCGGCCGCACCCTGACTGGTTTCGAACGGTGCGACCGTCTCCCCGGCTTTCAGCCCGACGACACCACCGCCTTTGAGTTTCGCGACCTTCTTCGCTAGCTGGGAGGCGTCCGACGGGTCGTTCCCGGACGCGGTCGCGACCGCCCGTGGCTGCGCCAGGTTCTCCAGGAACTGCGCCCACAGGAACCGGATCTTCTGCTTCGTCATCCACGCCGCATACGCCACGTCCAGGTCGGTCGTGCCGTCCAACGGGCGGCGGTGCCGTCCGTGCACGAACACGAACGCCCGTTTCGCGGGGATGTCCACGTCGATGAACTGCTTGCCGCGCCAGGTCCGCTGTTTGAACCCGGCGAACGCTGCCGTGTTCTCGTCCTGCGCCAGGTAGCACGTTGACGGTGGCCGCCACGCGATCGCGTCGTAGGTGACTTTGCCGTCGGTGACCGTGAATGTCTTCTCGAAGAAGGCCCGGCGGAACAGGGTTGCGCCGGTCATCTGCCCGAGGATCTCCGGCCACGTGGTGCGCATCCCGCCGTCCTCGACCGGCCGGGTCAATGCGTCGGTGACGAACTCGGCTTCACCCTTGTCGCCTTTGCCGCCCTGGATCCGCCACGGCGCCTGCCGCAACGGCAGCGTGAGGACCTGTTCGACCGCGCGGGCTTTGCCGTCGACGCGGAGCATCTGCTCGAGGTCACGGACTTCGATGATGCCGGGGTCGAAGACTTTGCCGTCCTGCCACAACGCGAAGATCCGGTCGGCGTCGAACGCGGACCCGAGTTCACCGCCGCGGACGTCGGCGGGGACGACATCGACCATGCGTGTGTCCCCTTTCCGGTTGTTAGCGGTAGGCGGCGTAACCGTCGATGAGTTCGTCGTCGGTGACGTCGTCGTAGGAGGCGTAACCGTCGTCGTCGCTCGGCACGAAACTCGGCGTCCAGAACGCCTGCACGACAGCGGTGCCACGGTCCGGGGACCGGCCGAGCCGTTTGACGATCGAGTCGCGGTCCTCGACCGCGATTTTCGAGCCGGACTGCACCGTCCAGTGCGGCGCGGTCAGATCACCGATCAGGTCCGCGTCGTCCGGTAACGCGACCTGCTCACCGGACGCCGGGTCGAGCAACTCCCGCAGGTTCCACCAGGCCGCTGACCGGGTGTTGACGAACCCAAGCTCACCGGACCGGTCCCGCCGGTCGCATTTGGTGCCGGCGCGGAACGCGACCACCTGGTGCCGCTGCTCCCGTAGCCGCGCGGTGACACCGGCGCCGAGCCCGTCGGTGTCGACGACCGCGATCGCGCCGCCGTCGTTGAGCAGGCCGCCGATCTTCCCGACCGTGACCATCGTGTCCTGCTTGGCGAAGGTGCGAAGTTCCTCGACGACGTCGCCTTGCCGGACCGCGAACACGGTCAGGTCCTTGCCCTGGTCGGCGATGTCCGCGCCGACGACCCGCCGGCCGTGGCTTTCCGGGCCGCGGGTTTCCCGCCAGGTACGCCACCGTTCGTTCGCCGCTTCGATCCAGGCGAGTGGGATGACGGCGTCCTCGTCGGAGGAGTGGAACTCGCCGAGGACACGGTTCGCGAACGCGGCTGAGTCGTGGCCCCATTGCCGGCGCCGTTGCTGCGCCCATTTGGCGTCGATCCGTCGTGCGCCGATCGCTTCGTCGAGGGTGACGTGCCGCACCCACCAGTCGTCCAGCCCGGCGGCGCGGCGGTGAATGTCGTAGAACCGGCCGACCGGCTCGCCCGGGGTGGATTGGGCGAGTGCGTAGGCTTCCCGGTCATCGGTCGCGCCGGACAGCGCACCTTCGGCGGCGTCCCACACGGCCGGGACGATCGCTTTGGACTCGTCGAAGATGTACAGCAGGTGGTCGGCGTGCGCGCCTTCGATCAGGTCCGAGTTGCTGGACGCGACCGCGAACGCTGACCCGTGGTCGAGCTGGATCGACAGGTCGAGCAGCTCGCGGCCGTCCCGCCACGGACGGACACCGAGGACGTCCCAGCGGAGGCGCCGTGCCCACTTGTGGATCTCCGGCCACAGGTATTTCTCGAGCTGCCGCCATGCGCCGGCGGTGGTGATCGCTTTCCAGTCGATGTCGGCGGCGTTGCGGGTGGTGGCGAACCACAGCACTGCCAGCGCGTTCGTGG